TGTCTCCATTGCCGACATTTTCTTTGATATACTTAATGTCTTCTGTTAGTTCTGTAATTAACTTCATTTTTTTATTTCTTCGTTAGAAGTGTTTTTTGTTGTGAAATATTCTCAAATATAACCTTAGACATTTCAACATACTTTTCGGACAGAGCTTTACCAACTTTGTCATATAATACCTCTGACATGTTTTTCTTAAATTCTACTGCGTTTTCTTCAATTACGTTTTTCATTAAGTCCCGTGTGGTTTTGCTCATTTGAATAGTCCTTTTGATTTTTGATAAAAATCCAGATGTTGTTTTAAAGAATTTGATGAGTTAAAGACATTTTCAGTCATTAATTTTTTTGATTTTTTCCCTAAGTTATCAAATAATTCTTTTAATGCCTTTACTTCAAATTCAGTAATATTTATAATGCTTCCATCTTTTAATTGAATCTTTCCAGGAGATTCCATAATATTCAAAAAAACTTTTAGTTCCTTGGTCGATTCATTTACTTCTTGCTTATAGAATAAATTTTTGTGGCTTTCATCAATAACATCAGAAAGGGCGTTATTGAGTTTTATGGAGAGACTTTGAACCAAATTTTTTTTAAAATATGGCTCATTGTCTTCCAGTAAAGCGTTTATTCCATTTTTTATTAATTTTTGAGAGATGTCCGTCATTGCTGTTCCTCTTGCCCCTGAGCCTCAATTTGTTGTTGTGCCATGAGGGCCATTTGTTGAGCTTGTAGCTTTTGGTTGTCTTCTGCCATCTGTTTATCGAGTTCTTGCAGTTCTTGTTCTGTTTGACGCAAAATTTTTCTTCTAACATACTCAACTGAAAAGTATTTTCCAAGATATGGCTCAACAAAGGAAAGAATTTTCATTCTTTCTGCTAAAATTTCAGTTTCTTTTAAATCCCAGAAATAGTTATCCGTATTGTATATAAACTTTACGTCATTCTTGAGTTCGTACCAATCATCATCTGTCATTACACCTTTCAAAATCAATTGGACTCTAAGGAAATCCAAGAACATATATGAGAATTGGTGACGAAGTCTTTCTATGAATTTATAAAACTTTACTTCTTCTCTGGTGATTTCAACAGATCTTCCCATCTTGAATCCAGTTTGATCCGCCATGAGTCTGCTAAGAGGAACGTTCAAAGAAGAATACAACTTCTTCTTGAAGTAATCCACATCTTCAATCTGTGACATTGCGTTTCCACCCGGAAGAGTTATGATTTCGGTTCCTCTTGAACCTTCTCTTCGTGGCAACCAATAATCCTCAAGAATTGAAAGATGGTTTCTTTCGTCTCTCACTTCTCCGGTTGCCTGATTGTAGATTAGCCTGTTTCTAAAACGGCTCATCATGTCCCTCATGTACTGTTCGGCCTTTTGCTTTGGAAGCTGACCTACGTCCACATAAAAGACTCTGCGCTCTGGTGCTCTCGCAACTCTGTACACCAACAGAGAATCTTCCAATTGGCGTAACATGTTTAGTGGTCTTATTGCCTTATGCAGGTATCCGAGAACACGCTTGGAATTCAAATCAATTATTCCAGAAGGACAATAAACCACGCTATCAACCGATAATTTTAGTCCAGAAGGACCAGTTGCGAGAAAAGTATCTTTTTCTGTATTTGTGTACAGATAATATTCTTCGATGCTTTTTATTACAGATACCGTTTGATTTGAAACTTTTTCTGCCTGCTTATCGACTTTTCTTATTTTTTTAATCTTTAGTGGATCTATTGGAATTATTTCCTTGATTCCATCTGTTGGTCTCTCTTTGTCGATTACTATGTTGTAAAAGATCTTAGAATCGATGTACCAGCGTCTAAAAATTTCATAGGATTTTCCATTAAAATCTAAAAGCTGTATGATTCTGTCAAATTCCTTGTAGACCTTCATCTTTATTTGTTCTGGAATTTGAACGTCTTTTAAATCTATTTTAAGTGGTTTTTTGTCTACGCCTGGAACTATGGATGCATTGACGATTTCATCAACTGCATTGTCGATTTCGGGGTATACGGACATATTGCGATATTGAATTATCGCCGCATTTTCATCTCTTAAATTAACTCCATAATCAAGAGCAGAACCATAAAAGCCACCAGCTTCTACGGTTACGGTTCCATCATACATTTCTGGTGCAGCAAAAGAGCGCAATGCCTTTTCTTGCTTCTCTTCTTTTGCACCTTGTTTTCTTCCAAACTGAAATCCAAAAGCTTCAATTTCCATATAATTCCTTCACTTAAGTAATGTCTCTTATGTTTATGTAGTCGTAAATCAAAACAACGTCAAATACGTTTATTGTATTTGGTCTATTCATATTAAAATTTATTGGATTTATGACTTTTGGCCAGCATCCATATAAAGTCATTTGCTTCAATACATTTGCGTTTGTCTCGTCACCATTCAAATTTAGATGATTAACTCTCCATGTTGCCTTAAATGTATCTGGTCGGTGGTTTAACACCGAAATATCAACATTGTTTTCATCATGATCATTTAATGCGTCTTGCCATTTTTGAAATGCTGCCCAAAGATCACCAAATCCAGTATCATCCATTACTGATATGCTCCACGCAGAATAAGTTTTTTCTCCGGGATAATGTGATTTTCTTCCTCTATAGTCGTAACTTAATGTCGTTGTCTGGAGAGCTGGAATTTGTGTTGCGCGAATGTGAAATCTGCTAACTTGGGTGCCACCTGAAAAAGGTATATTTCCTTCAACATAAAATCTATTGAGCCTTGCACCACCTTGAAAATTTTGTTTAAAATCGTTAAGCATTAGTTAATTGATTGAATCTTTAAATAATCAAAAGTTAGTGTTACTCTGAATACAGACGGCTCTACGGAACCCATGTCCAAAGTAAGAGCGCCTATTTCACTTGGCCAGCAATTAAAAAGTTCTATCACTCTGAGATCATTTCCATTTAAATCCAATTGACGAATTTTCCATGTTTTTTGCAAATTGGAATATGAAAAATTATTTCCGCTTACTTGGTGGGTTTCGTGACCGTCCATCAACTCTTTCCATTTATTGAATGCCCTCCAGATATTTCTGTCGTTTGTATCATCATAAACATCTACAGCCCATACAGAGTATTGGCGATCACCGGGCAAATAATAAGCTCTTCCACGGTAAGGAATGGATATTGTTCCAACTTCGTTTCTCGGCAACGAAGAAGCAAAAATTTTAACTCTAAGATCATTGAGGTTGGGAGAATTTATGGCAGATGGCCAAAAACCAGAAACAACGAATTTGTTGGCTCTTGTTCCGCCGTTGAATCCAGCTTTAAAATCTTTTATCGAGTTATTTGGCATTTATTTTATTGTATTAGAGAAACGTTTATTACAAACGAATCAACTCCCAGTATCGGTTTTACGGTAACATCTATTGTCAACGTTGATGTATAATCTGGAGTGTTGTTTGTGGAATCACAAGTTGCATAAGACTGAGATCTTACTATTGCGTAAGAGTATTCGTCCAAAATAGCCTCAACTTCCGTTTCCACTGCAGACCTTGTGTTTGCATCATTGAGTTCAAAGAGATATTTTGTTCCAATGTCAGTTACTCTCTTTGTCAATACTTTCTTTAGATATGCTGGCCCAACTCTCTCAGAAACAGCAACAGAGCTTGCACTTCCCGTTGCACCAACTAAATCTGAGCCAAGGAATGTTGGGTCATAATTTACATAAAAGTTTACTCTATTGGATCTTAGAGTTGACTTCAGTGTGCTACTCCACTCTACGGTATTTGTAATTTTGTTGTTTAAAATTCTAGATCTGTCCAGACCACCTACAGTCAAGAACAATTGATTTAGATTTTTTGCAGAATTAAAGGCACCGGCAACATCAGCTATGGCAGGAATCGCATATTCAAGCTCCCCACCTGTTTGTAGGGAAGTTGCACTATATGTTCCACCATTTATTCCATAAACATTGAATATTCTGTCTGCAACCGTGGTTCCCGTTAAATACTGAGAACCACCAAGGTAAGTTGTAAAATTTGAAGCAGTTACGCCATCACCCGATCCATTTCCGGTTGGAAAAATTCCAACAGTATATGGTTTTTCTCTGAACCATTGAAGATTTCCATTATTCAGAGTATTTCCTAAAAATACTTCTATAGTTTTGTTATTTGTCGATTCATATTCATCTAAACCAGTTGTGGTTCCAGCAATAACAAGGGTTCCTCCATAAGCCAAAGAATGAAGAGCGTGCAAAAAGTCGTTACCATTTGGAGTTTTTGCGGAAATATTGCTTGAGCTAAGTTGATTAAAAAATCCAAAAGTTCCACCAGAACCAGTATAAGATATCAAGCAAGAGGTGACACCAGAAAGCTTGTTTAATTCCCCCACAAGCGCCGATGGTGTTGAATATACTATGTACTTGTTGCCAGTGTTTCCGATTGCCGGGCTGCTTTTGTAATTTCTGGCATAAATTAGCCAACCAAAAAGACCACCTGGATCTTTTTCAGCAGCACCAGATACACCGCTAAATGCGGGCAAATTGAAAGTGGAACCTGCAACCATACCCATTATAAGGGGATTTGCAGAGGGTACATTTA